CTTGTTCTTTATCGTGTAGATTCTTCTAAAACAGATATTGACAACGTGTACGCGGAAGTGGGTATTGATGAGACCAAGTTTTTCCCACCTGTTGAGTTTAATGCGTTGGTTAAAATAGAAGAACCTAAAAATTCAAGTTATAATAATGGTATATTAAGATATCTTGAACCGGGTAACATGACTTTATCTGTTTATATAAGACATTTAGAAGAACTTAAGATAGATATAAAATACGGTGATTACATTGGTTATCCCGAATCTGAAACAAGAGTAAGGTATTACCAAGTAACAAATGATGGAAAAGTAACATCCGATAACAAGCACAATATGTTTGGTTATAAACCATACTACAGAACAATAAACTGTTCTGCGGTTCAAGACAATCAATTTAGAGGAGTATAATATGGGAATACCTAAAAGAAAAAACAATATTTCGGTTTATACAGGAAAAGAACTTACAAGCAGAAGAGAAGAGTTATTAGAAAAAATAACCAAATCTGACACTTTTTTACCTGATTCCATATTACACGATGATTTGGATAGGGGATTTTTGGATTATGTAAAAAAAACTTTTAAAGTTACATCTGAAGGTACCACAATACCCATTATTGATAAAATAATGACAATACAAAGATGGGGGGAGTTTTCAAATAATTGGGAATTTGTAGACGAGGATAATAATATTAAGGTACCATTTGTCTCAATTGTAAGAAAACCCGATGTTCAACCGGGTACAAACCCATCAGTTCAAAGAACCATTCCTGATAGACATCAGTTCTTTTACCACTCTGTCCCAACATGGAATGGAACACAAATGGGTGCGGACGTATATAAAATACCACAACCCGTACCCGTAGATATAACATATGAAGTTTATGTAATATGTAACAAGTTCAGAGATATTAACAAATTTAGTAAAATTGTTTTACAACATTTTTCATCAAGACAATCATATACTGAAGTTAAAGGTCACTATATACCATTAATTTTAGATAGAGTCGAAGATAATACCCCAATTGAAAATATTGACGGTCGTAGATTCTATTCTCAAAAGTATACCTTCACAATGTTAGGGTTTTTAATTGATTCTGAAGAATTTGAAGTTAAGCCCGCTGTAAGTCGTTTCTTTTTAATGAATGAATTTGCAAAAGAGGGTGCTGGCAGAAAGAAATATGTAAGTAAGGTTATTGATTTAACTATTGCATCATTTACTGGAGACGGTATGTTAACACAATTTAGTGTTGGTGAAAGTATTGGTACATTGTTTAGTGTGACCATAAACGGTCTTTTACAACAAAAAGACGTTGATTTTTATCATATTGCATATACATCAAAAATAACATTCGTTGTACCCCCACCTGAAGGTAGTAACATTGTAATTACATATTATAAAGGTAGAAATAGTGTTATTATTGACAATTATGGTAAGTTAATTCAAGTTTCTACTGAATATTTTCTGTATGATGGTTCTTCATTAACCTTTACAACAGCAAATGCGATAAACAGTGTTGTAACATTAGATATTAATGGTCTTGTCGAAGAAGAAGGTAGTGGATTTGATATTTCAGGAATACAAACAATCACTTTATTGGGTACACCGGTAATTGGTTCAACAATTGGTGTGACATATTTGTATTAATCATTCTCCATATAAATCTTTCTTTTTTGGTTTACATAGGTCTTCTATGAATTTCTCCAAAACTTTATAAATTTTAAGTCCGTTTTTTTCACAATGTTGTTTTAACATCTCATGATGTTTTTCACTGATTTTTACGTTTTTATTTTTGGTTTCCATACTAAAGGATAAATAAAGATAAAAAAGGATAATTTACTATCTTTTTTGAAAAAAGTACGGAAATCTTTGCTAAAAACAAAGATATTTATAAAGTAACTAATAAAATATTTTAACAAACAACAATCAATGGCAAATTCAAACAGAGTATTCGTTTCTCCGGGTGTGTATACATCAGAGAAGGATTTAACATTCGTAGCTCAAAGTGTCGGAGTAACAACATTGGGTATCGTTGGTGAAACTCTAAAAGGTCCAGCTTTCGAACCAATTCTTGTTGGTAATTTTGACGAATTCAAAACATACTTTGGTCCAACATCACCTGAAAAAGATGGTGAAAATAATCCAAAATATGAACTACCTTACGTAGCAAAATCTTATTTACAAGAATCAAACCAATTATTCGTAACAAGAATCCTTGGAAAAACAGGTTATAAACCCGTTAAAACATTTGGTATTAAATCAATAGGTTCAACTGGATATAATAATGTAGTTGTGGCTTCTTTAAGGTCTAGAGGTTCATATAATGGAAATCAACAATTAGTTCTTGAGGTTACTGGAAATACAGGTTTTACCTTATCAGGTACTGGTGTAACAGTAAACCCATTTGCTGAATTCACAATAAATGTTACAGGTGCTACCGGAGGTGCAAAATCATTTACATGTTCATTAGACCCAACTTCAACAAAATACATTTCTAAAGTATTGGGAACAGGTGTATTTGATAAAGATAAAAGTGAATATCCTATATATGTTCATGAAGTTTATCCTAATTTTGTTGATTCTGCATACAGACAAGGAAATATTACAGGTTTAAGTTTATCACCTGTATATCATAGTGAAGGTGACAATTACCTTACTCAATGGGATACTGCAGCTTCACCAACAGTAGTTTCTGAAGTTCGTGGTGGTCAAGTGGCTGATTTATTCCAAGTTATAACAATTTCTGACGGTGACGCATCAAATTCACAAGTTAAAATTACTATTCAAAATATTAATTTAGATTCAGGTGAGTTCGACATCATTGTTCGTGATTTTAATGATACTGACGAAAATCAAGTAGTACTTGAGAAATTCACAAGATGTTCAATGAACCCTGATTTACCCGGATATGTAGCAAGAAAAGTGGGTACTTCAGATGGTGAATATGAATTACGTTCTAAGTTCATCATGTTAAGTATGACAGATAATGCACCATCCGATGCATTTCCTGCGGGTTTCAAAGGATTTACATCTGCAACATTATCAGGTTCAACAACTTTAGGTGGTGTAATATACAAAACTAATTATTTTGATGCGGGTGAAACACTTTACGCGGGTGCTTCATATTCAGCTATAACATCTGCGGGAGATAAAGTTAAAAAAGTATCTTTAGGTTTGTCAAGTCAAGACGGATTTAAACATGACGCAGATTTGTTCAAGTTTAAAGGAACTTTAAGTTTAGGTACAACAACTGGTTTCCACTTATCAACAAACGCTTCATCAATTACTGGTACTACATATCAAACAACACCATATGATTTAGAAGGAACTAATAAAGATAAATTAGCAAATATCAGTTATCGTAAATTTACATTTGCGGTTTGTGGTGGATTTGATGGTTGGGATATCTATAGAAGTACAAGAACATTAGGTGACCAATTTATATTTGGTAAAGCAACTTACACATCTGGTAATACAACTAATGGTGGTGTATTCAGTACATCAACAGGTAATTCAGATTATTACTCTTATTTAGATGGTATTAACACATTTGCAAATCCTGAAGCTGTAGATATTAACGTATTTGCGACACCTGGTATTAACTGGTATGACCATAGTTCATTAACAAGTCAATCAATTGATATGATTGAAAACGAAAGAGCAGATTCATTATACATTATGTCTGCACCTAACGTTGACGATGCTGACACTGTTTCAGGATATTTGGATGATTTATCAATAGATTCTAACTACTCAGCAACATATTGGCCTTGGATTCAAGTAAGAGACACAGATAACGCAACACAACTTTATATTCCACCAACAGGTGAAGTATTAAAGAACATTGCATTAACTGACAATGTATCTTATCCTTGGTTCGCAGTTGCGGGTTATTCAAGAGGTTTGGTAAATGCTATCAAAGCTAAAAAGAAATTAACTCTTGACGAAAGAGATGAATTATATAAGAACAGAATCAACCCAATTGCAACTTTCTCTGATACAGGTACAATTATTTGGGGTAATAAAACCTTACAAGTAAGAGAATCTGCATTAGACAGAATTAACGTAAGAAGATTATTGTTAAGAGCTAGAAAGTTAATTTCAGCGGTTGCGGTTAGATTGTTATTTGAACAAAATGATGAGCAGGTAAGACAAGAGTTCTTAAGATTGGTGAATCCAATTCTTGAATCAATTAAGAAAGAAAGAGGTTTGTACGAATTTAAGGTTACCGTTTCTAACGACCCTGAAGATATCGACGCAAATACATTAAGAGGTAAAATCTATGTAAAACCAACTCGTTCTTTAGAATTCATTGATTTAGAGTTCGTAATTACACCAACAGGTGCTTCATTTGAGAATATCTAATCTAAAAGGAAAATAAAATAAGAAGGGTCCTATTTGGGACCCTTTTTTATATAAACACCTTTCGGTGGAACGTTCCACGTGGAACATTTAAAAAAACACCCGGAATTCTG